CTATCAATGGCACTCAGTTGTCAATTCAGAAAATTGAACTTCAAGCCAAAGAAGGCAAGATAGGATAAACCATGTCTAATTATTCAAAATCCACTAACTTTGCGTCTAAAGATAATCTCTCACCTGGCAATCCTCTAAAGATTGTTAAAGGCACTGAGATTGATACAGAGTTCAATAACATTGCTACTGCTATAGCAACAAAGACAGATAACTCATCTGCCACGATTACTGGCGGTACGATAAATGGTGCGGTTATCGGTGGAACTTCTGCCGCAGCAGGAACATTTACCAACCTTACTGTTAGCACAGCAGCTACGATTGCTTCTGCCGCCATTAGTGCAGGAACAATCAATGGTGCGGTAATTGGTGGTTCTTCTCCACTTGCTATTACTGGCACAAACATTACCGCTACGACAGGGTTTAGTGGCCCATTGACAGGTGCAGTAACAGGAAATACAACAGGAACACATACGGGTGCGGTTACTGGTAACGTCACTGGTAACGTAACTGGCAATCTAACAGGCAATGTCACTGCTGCTTCTGGCACTTCTACATTCAACAATGTGACCATCTCTGGCTCATTGGACATGGACAGTGCTACATCGGCAACCATTACTGGTTTGGCAAGCCCTACAAACGATTCTGATGCGGCTACCAAGGGTTATGTGGATGCACTAGCCCAAGGTATTGATGCCAAAGCCTCTGTGGTGGCGGCTACTACTGCAAACATCACCTTATCTGGCGCACAAACCATTGATGGCATCTCGATTGTTGCGGGTGATCGAGTCTTGGTTAAAGATCAATCTACTGCTTCACAGAATGGTATTTATTTGTGTGCTTCTGGTTCATGGACACGCACAACAGATGCAGACACTTATGCTGAGTTGGTGGCGGCTTTTACCTTTGTTGAAAAAGGCACAACTAACGCTGACTCTGGCTTTATCTGCACGATAGATGCAGGTGGCACATTGGGAAGCACATCAATCACATGGGCGCAGTTCTCAGGTGCGGGTCAGATTACTGCGGGTAATGGTCTTACAAAGACAGGTAATACCCTAGATGTTGGAACTGCATCGTCTAGCCGTATTGTTGTCAATTCGGACAACATTGATCTGGCTACTTCTGGTGTTACGCCAGGCACTTACCAATCTGTGACTTTTGATGCTTATGGTCGTGCTACGGCAGGAACTAATCCGACAACGATTGCTGGCTATAACATAACAAATGCTTATACCAAAACTGAAATAGATTCGATCTTTGGTTCGACTACTGCTGCGGCTACTTCTGCTTCTAATGCCGCAACAAGTGCTTCAAACGCATCTACAAGTGCTTCTAACGCTTCCACAAGTGCAAGCAATGCGGCTACAAGTGAAACTAATGCGGCAGCTTCATACGATGCTTTTGATGACAGATATTTAGGTTCTAAGTCTTCTGCTCCTTCTGTAGACAATGATGGAAATGCTCTGTTGACAGGTGCTTTGTACTGGAATACAACAGTAAGCACTCTTTATGTGTGGACAGGATCGGCTTGGACTCAAGCAGCTTTTACTTCTGGTGGTTTCTTAGTTAACACTAATAACCTATCTGATGTATCTAATACTGCTACTGCTCGGACTAACTTAGGTTTGGCAATCGGTACTAACGTACAAGCCTACAACGCTAATACGGCAGTTACCAATGCCGCACAAACATTCACTGCTACTCAGACATTCTCAGGAACTTCATCTGCTACTGCCATTGTTTTAAACGATGCGGCAGAGGTAGCAACTGTTTCAGCTACTGCAGCTACTGGCACGATTGCTTACGACATTACAACTCAGTCAGTCTTGTATTACACAAGTAACGCAAGTGCTAACTGGACAGTTAACTTCAGAGGCTCTAGCGGTACTTCACTTGATACTTTGATGAGTACAGGTCAATCAATGACTGTGGCTTTCTTAGTTACTCAAGGTTCTACTGCTTACTACAACTCTGCTGTGCAAGTGGATGGCACTACATCAGGAGTGACTACTAGGTGGTTAGGTGGTGCGCCTACTGCGGGTAATGCTAGTGGCATTGATAGTTATCGCTATTTGATTATCAAGACAGGTAGTGCTACGTTCACAGTCTTGGCAAGCAACACACAATTTAAGGCTTAAACCATGCCATTACAAGCAACTTCTGGTGCGGCTAGTTACGATGCCTTTGGTGGTGGTGTTCCTTCTGTTCCTCAGTACATCGAGGATGTGTTCAGCACATACCTTTACACAGGTACAGGTGCATCACAGACCATTACCAATAATATTGACTTGTCCACAAAAGGTGGAATGACATGGATAAAAAGTAGGTCTGCCGCATATAACAATAGTTTATTTGATACGGCACGAGGCGCAACAAAAGCTATTCGGTCTAATTTGACAACAGCGCAAGTTACAGATGGCAATTCATTAACCGCATTTAATACAACAGGTTTCACGCTTGGTTCTGGAAACACTACTGGCACTCAAGTAAATACAAGTGCCGCTACTTTTGCATCATGGACATTTAGAAAGCAACCAAAGTTTTTTGATATTGTTACTTACTCTGGAAATGGTACGGCTGCTCGGCAAATTTCACATAGCTTGGGAAGTGTTCCAGGTTGCATTATTGTGATGTCGCTTACTAATTTATATGGTGACCCACATTTTGTTTATCACCGAGCATTAGACGCAACAAATCCGCAAAACTATTTTATATCATTAAATAATCAAGACGCTCGAACAGCAAGTAGCGGTCAATCATATTCTGCTTGGGCATCAACTCAACCAACAAGCACTTATTTCACCATTGGAGATGGCGGTAGTGGATTAAATGGTTCTGGTCAGACTTACGTAGCCTACCTATTCGCCCACGACGCAGGAGGCTTTGGCCTAACTGGTACAGACAATGTGATTTCGTGTGGGTCTTATACAGGTAATGGTTCTGCTACTGGCCCCGTAGTTACGCTTGGGTATGAGCCGCAATGGGTGCTTTGGAAGAACGCAGATTTGTCAGATGCTTCTTGGTGTATTTTGGATAATATGCGTGGCATTAGAACTGGCAGTAATGACCCTGTTTTAATTGCTAACACTGATGGGTCTGAGTTTGGTGGTGGCAACTACATGAGCCTCACTGCTACTGGCTTTAATATTACAACCACCGAAACAAATACAAACGGCTCTGGAAATACTATTATCTACATAGCCATTCGCAGAGGCCCGATGAAAGTGCCGACAACGGGGACGAGTGTGTTTGCGCCTATTTCTGTGAATAATTCTGGCGGCACAAATAACACAACCAATTTTCCCGTTGATTTGCAAATAGCTCGAAAGCAAAGCATTACCTATAGCGATGCCTGTATTGTGGTTGACAGGTTACGAGGTGTAAGTAGCACTACGACAAGTCAAAGCACGCAAAGGCTTATAACTTCAACAACTAGTGCCGAATCGACCGAAACAAATTTAAGTCTTTACTGGACTAATACAGGATATCAAACGCCGACAGAATGGGATGGAGTGTTAAGTATTTACTGGAACTTTAAACGTGCGCCATCCGTATTTGATGAGGTTTGCTATACAGGGACAGGAGGAACTGGCTCAAGAAATTTAGATCACAATCTGACAGTAGCGCCAGAACTTTTAATTATTAAGCAAAGGTCAACAGTCGGTAGTTGGATTGTTTACAACCAAACTATTGGTGCTGGAAACAGACTATTGTTACAAGGAACTAATGCCTCAGGGTCAACAACTAGTTTTGCTTCTACTGCACCAACAGCATCTGTGTTTACTGTGGACGCTGGTGGCACATATAACACTTCTAGCACAACATTTGTCGCCTACCTATTTGCCACTTGTGCAGGTGTTTCCAAAGTAGGCTCATACACAGGGACAGGAGCCGCACAAACAATCAATTGCGGGTTCACAGGCGGTAGCCGATTTGTTCTAATCAAACGCACCGACAGCACAGGTGATTGGTACGTCTGGGACTCCGCACGAGGCATTATTCCATCTAACGACCCATACTTGCTTTGGAACACGTCAGCCGCTGAAGTTACGGGTACAGATTACATTGACACAACATCAGTGGGTTTTGACATAACAAGTACAGCACCAGCCGCCATCAATGCAAACGGCGGAACATTCATCTTCTTGGCTATCGCATAGGAACAATCATGCAAATCAGAACACAATCAGGCGCAGTCATGTACGAAGCAGAATTTCGTGCATACACAAAAGCCAATGGTGGCCCATCATGGGACATAACAACAACTGAAGTCTTAGAGGCTTTGGGTGCTGATGTAGTCTTTGAAGGCCCACAAGCTACAGGCGGTACTGTTTATCAATACTCTCAAGCCTCTGGTGTAGAGCAGATTGATGGTAAGTGGTATACAAAGTATGTGCTTGGCCCTGTGTTTACAGATGGTGAGACAACTGCTGCTGAACAAGAGACTGCTTACAAGGCTCAGAAAGATGCTGAACAGGCTAAGAGTGTTCGTCAGTCCCGTGATGATAAACTAACAGAAACTGATTGGAGATTTCGTAGCGATATGACTCCATCACAAGAGTGGAAAGACTACTGCCAAGCATTGAGAGATGTTCCTTTGCAGAGTGGTTTCCCTTGGACAATTACTTGGCCTGTTGAGCCACAATAAGGAGCAATCATGGCTGTAACTAATCAAGAGTTATTTAACATCTTTCTTGCTAATCCGAATATGTCGGATTCGCAGATTGTTACCTTGATGGAAACAAGAGGTATTAGTCCTGAACAGGTTTCCTCTACATTTGGAATACCTGTTGGTGAGGTTGCGGCTAGGATTGCAGATGTTATTCCTCCTAATCAAGCGGTATTGCTTGGTGATACTTATGTTCAGGCTCAAAACCAAGTAATTGGTTCTGGCATGGATCAGCAAGTAGGTGGCTTAGAGAACGTCATAACCTATAAAGCAGTTGATAACAAAGTCGGTGGTGATGTTAACTTTTACTCGCCTACTGGTGAGTTCCAACAAACTACTAAGCAACAAGAGGTCAATGCTACTAAAGACTTTGTAAAGTTTTTAGCGGGGTCTGCCGCCTTGTTTGGCGGTATCGGTGGTGGGTTTGATGGTTTATTTAGTGGTACTGGCCCAGGATCAGCATTTGAAGCCGCTAATGCAGGTGCTACCGCAATGACCGACTTAGGTGCTTTTGAGTTGGCAAATGCAGGTGCTTCGGCATTAACAGATTTAGGGGCTTTTGAACTTGCTAATGCGGGTGCGGGTGCTTTGACACCTACTTTTATTCCTCCAGTAACTACACCTGGTTTGCTCACACCTCCCGTAGTGCCTCCTACTGTTACGCCACCAGTTGTTCCCTCTACTGTTACCCCACCTGTTGTGCCTCCAACAACAGTACCACCTGTTGTGCCTCCAGTTGTACCTCCTGTAGTGCCGCCTGTAGTTCCTCCGACAGTTATTCCTCCTGTTATTCCTCCAGTTACAGACTTGGTAAAAGCGGGTTTAACAACAGCTCAAATTGCCGCTTTATTGGCAACTACTGCACAAACCGCTGGTGGTCTTCTCCAACAACAAACATCTCGTGAAGCGGCTTTAAAAGCACAAGCCATTATTGACAGATAGACTGCTGCGGCTAAAGCAGCTGCTCAGTTTAGACCTATTGGAATGACCACTAGATTTGGCTCTTCACAGTTTGCGGTTGATCCAGTAACAGGCCGATTAACAAGCGCAGGATATACGCTAAGTCCTGAAGCTAAAGCGGCTCAAGACAGGTTTGTTAAGTTGGCTGAAACTGGTATTCAACAAGCAGAAGGCGCTCAGAAAGCCTTTGAACCACTACAAACAGGCGCTCAGAGTTTGTTTAAACTTGGTCAAGGTTATCTTGCTGAAAAGCCTGAAACTGTTGCAGAAAATTACTTAAAGAGTCAGATGGCTTTGTTGCAACCAGGCAGAGAGTTAGAGTTAGCTAATCTGCAAACAAAACTAAGAAACCAAGGTCGCATTGGTCTTTCTGTTGCTCAAGGTGGTAATTTAGGTGCTACAACTCCTGAACTACAGGCTTTGTATAACGCCAGAGCGCAACAAGAAGCTCAACTGGCGGCTAATGCTCAACAGTATGGTCAGCAAAACGTCTTGTTTGGTGCAGGTCTATTGAATCAAGGTTCTCAAGCTATGGGTCAGTACTATGGAGGTCAGCAAGCCGCCTACGCACCTTACACAACTGCTATGGGGCAAGTTACAGGACTTGAAAGTGCGGCACAACAACCATTCCAAATGGGCGTTGATTTAGGAAAGATCGGAGCAACAACTGGATTCGATGCTGGTCGACTTGGGCTACAGGGTGCTGGTCAAAGCGTAGCATTGGCTACTGGCCCTGCGGCAACAAACAATCCTTACGCATCATTGTTAAGTGGTGCAGCATCCTCTCCCGTTCTTACCGAAGCCGCTGCAAAAGCTCTGGTTGGCTTATTTTCATAAGGATTTATCATGGCAGATATCGTAGCAAGTCTTTTCGGTCTAACTCCCGAAATGTATGGTGAGCAAAAAAGAACAAGCGCTTTGCAAGAAGGTATTACCCTTGCTCAACTAGACCCTGCGGCTCGTGGTGCGGCAATGACCTATGCGGGTGCTAGAGGGCTTGGTAATGCAATTGGCGGTGCTTTGGGTGTTCAAGACCCACAGTTACAGTTGATTAGCACTAGAAATACTATTGCTAAACAGATAGACCAAACTAACCCTGAGTCAATCTTAAAAGGCGCTCAGATGTTGGCACAAATGGGCGATCAACAAGGTGCTATGGCTTTGGCTCAATATGCTCGTCAAGCACAAGAGAGTGTTGCTCAAACACAACAGAGACGGGCTGCGGCATTATCGTCTGAGGCAACTGCGGCTAAGACTCAACTGTCTATTGACCAAGAAACAAAACTTCGTGATGAATTGTCTAAACTTGGCCCTAATGCTACACAAGATCAAGTTATTGGCGTTCTAACTAAATATGGCCCACCAGAGAAAGTTTTGGCGGCTTTGACAGCGGCTCAAAGCAAAACAGAAGCCGCGCAAGCTAAGATTGAAGCGGCTAAAACTGCTTCGGACGCTGCACTAGAAAAAGCAAAAGTTTTGGCTGATGCAAAAATTGAGGCAGCTCGTGAACGTGGTGCTACCGCTAAAGAAATTGCTCAAATGAGGATTGATTCTGCAAGAGACTTAAAAGAGTTTGCAAATTCTTTAAAAGGCCCGAAAGTACTTCCTGCTTCTCTGCAAAAAGAAGAGGATAAAGAACTAGAGTTGGTTGATTCATTAAAAGCTCGTCAGGACTCATTAGCACCCGCTATTGCAACATTAACTCCTGATCCTAAGACTGGTAAACCACCTTTAGAACTTGGCCCTGTCAATAATTTGCGTTATCAAGCACAGAATGCGGCTGGTAATTCTTCTGTTGAGAGCCGAAACTATGCGGCTTTGCAACGTGCTGTTCAAGAGGCTACCAACTTAAAGACAGATGCGGCTAAAGGTGTACAGACTGACAAAGACGTTTTGCGCTTTGCCAATGAACTTATTGCGGCTTTTGGTGGGAATGATACAAAAACTACACTTGAAGCTCTCAGTAACTTCTCTAAATCTACTGCAAAAGCTAGAGAAAACGCTCAAAAACGTATTGACAGCAGACGCAAGTCACAAGGTGTAGAGCCTTACTATGGCCCTGCGGCTGGTACTGCACAAAACCCTATTAAACTAGACTAAAGGTAAGCATCATGGCGACTGTTTATGAATACAAAGGCGCATCTTATGAGCTACCTGATGGCTTATCAAATGAAGCCGCTTTAGCAAAGATTAAGGCTAGTTTAGGTGAGGGACAACCTACTGCTCAACCTGCAACTCCACCCACTGCTGAAGCTCCAAAACAGCAAGGTTTAGCTGATTTAATTAGAAGACAACTTGGTTTGGCTACTCGTGCTGTAGTTACTGGTGTTTCTGCTCCCGCAAATATCGTTACTGACTTTTTAAGTGGAGCAGTCAATGTTGGAGCAAACATCATTGGATCAGAAAAAAGAGTGCCTTATTTGTCTAAAGAACAAAGTAAAGGTCTTACACAACTTGGCGTTCCAGAGCCTGAAACTGGTGCTGAACGGGCGGCTCAAGTTGGTATGCAAGCATTGACTTCAGCGGGTGGTATGGCTGCTGCTGCTCCTAAGTCTATCTTTGGTGCTGATTTAGTTCGTCAACTTCCTGCCGCTACTGTTGCCCCTATGGTTGCACAACCTGTAGCAGAGATAACCAAAGAAGTAACTGGTAGCGACTTAGCCGCAACAATAGCCGCTTTGGGCGTTTCTGGTGCTGTTGGTAAGGCTACTGGAGACCTTGCGGGTCGAATTGCTACAGGTAAGCAACCAACTACCACGATGGCTGATGTCCAACAAAAGGCTACTCGTGCTTATACAAAGGTTAGCGATCAGGGAATTGAAATATCTGGTCAAAACGCCACAAGTCTTGTTGACAAAATAAAAACTCGTTTAGACGCTGTTGATTACATTCCAGAAAATGCCGCACCTGTTGCCAACATTTTGAACAAATATGAAAGCATCCTTCAGCGTGGGAACATTACTTTTGACAATGTTGAACAGATGCGTAGGTTGGCAAATAACTTAAAAGGTAATCCAGATAAGAACATTCGTAGACTTGCAAGTGAAATGGTTGATAGCATTGATGAACACGTTGCCGCCTTGTCTCCCAAAGATGTGGTGTCTGGTTCAGGTGGAATTGATGTTGCCGTTAAGACAATCATGGAAGCCCGTAAAGACTTTAGAAACCTAAGTCGTGCTTCTACCCTTGATAACATCTTAAATGTTGCAGAAACCAAAGCCTTGAATCCAAGCGCATCCGAAAGTGAGTTGATTCGCCAAGGGTTTATTGGTCTTGCCGCCAACAAAAACAAGATGAATTTGTTTAGCAAAGATGAGCAAAATGCCATTAAAGCAGTTGCAAAAGGAAGTTCTTTAGACCCTCTGTTGACCTTAATGGCTAAATTCAATCCACAACGTAGTCAATTGATTACTGGTGGTGCGGTTGGTTTTGGTGTTGGTAGTCCAGAGACTTTGAAGTATTCAATCCCAATTGCTGCTGCAGGTTATGGTGCAGACAAATTGCAAGCAATGATTCGTAGACAATCTGCTGAAAAAGCAATGAGTGGTTTATTGACAGGCACAACACCTAGCCCTCAACCATCTTATTACACTCGTGGTCTGTTAAGCACCATGATGAACCCTCCACAACAATGAGAGACTTTGCCGAAGCATTTGTTGCGGCATTCTTTCTTGTTTGTTTTGTCATTTATTGTAGTTATATTATTGTTTGGGCATTTCCGTGATCGCCTTTCTCTTGGCGGCAACCATAGAGTACCGATGTATTAAATGGACTTGGACTGGCGATGTTTACAATCGCAAAGTAGTCTGTCTCAAGTGGGAGAGAAAGAAGTGATACCTATAGACCCCATGACGGCTCTAGCTGGCATACAGTCAGCTATTTCGATGGTCAAGAAGGCGGCTAATGTTGCCAATGACCTAGGCTCACTTGCGCCCATGATTGGTAAGCTATTTGACGCTAAGTCTGTAGCTACAAAAGCCATGCTTCAGGCTAAACAGTCTGGCAAAGGCTCAAACATGGGTACGGCTTTGCAGATTGAAATGGCACTAGAACAGGCCAGAGCATTCGAGGAAGAGTTAAAGATGCTCTTCATGCAGACAGGCAAGATTGACGTTTGGCAGAAGATTAAGGCTCGTCAAGCAGAGATGGACTTGGCAGATGCCAAAGAGATAAGTGCATTAAAGAAAGCAGAGAAAGAAGCTAAACAGAAAGAGCAAGAACAACTAGAGATTGGCTTGGCAATCGGTGGAGTCTGCTTTGTTTTGTTTCTAATCTTTATTGGTGTAAATGAGTTGATGACATTCTGTGAAGCAACAAGAAGGTGTGGTCGGTGAATGAGTATCAAAAGACCTTTGACTTGTGCCTCAAGATATTCGTTTACGGGGTAGTGGCACTGTATTTCTTGGGTTTTCTGAAGTTCTTACCTGATGATCTGTCAGACAGAATTGTTAATCTTTTACTTGGAAAGGTTGGATTGGGCAAATGAGAATTACTACTTACCAACAGAATGCTCAAATGTTGTCAGAGGCTCACCGAGTGATCCACCAACAGAACATGAAACGTTTGGCAGAGTTAACCCAACAGGCTCAACAACAACAGAAAGCCCATGAGATTAAGACTCAGTGGGCTAAAGTGGATGTTAAGGTATGAGATATTTATTGATTTTTGTAGCTTTTATGCTACATGGTTGTGATGAGAAATATCGCTATTTTTGCCAAAACCCAGACAATTTCCATGCTGAACCTTGTCAAAAACCTAGATGCCAATTCACTCAGACTTGCCCTGAGTACTTGGTTGCCCCAATCTTGGAGAAAAAAATCAATGATGTCCAACCAGAAACCAAAGCTAACAACTGAAGAGATTGAGGTAAGAATTTGGGGTTTTGTTGTGATTGCG